ACCCATAGGAGTTTGCATATATAATACCTTAGCATCAGCTTCACACCATTCCTCTAGTTTAGAGATAGTGTCAATAGCTACGTATTTATATGGCTTTTTAGCTTCATGAATTGCTTTACCCGCTTCTCCGAGTTCTTTAAGATTGTTCACTTTAACTTTAAGTGCGTCAACCATGTCAGATCCATCTTCTAAGTCAATAATTAAGCAATCATCAAGCTGAGATAATACAGTAGTTTTACCAATTTTTGGTGCGCCATATATTATCATATTTTTAGGCGATTTTCTAGATGCCTTTACTTTAGTTTTTGGTAGTTCCATTACTTTCTTTCTTTAATAGTAAATGTGCTCATGTCTGCTTCGTATCCAATCATACCAAGCAAACCATCACGATTCTTTTCTAAGTGACAGGCTAATAAGCCTTTAGGATTTTCTCCACAATAAGTATCCGTAATATTATATAAGTCATAGGGCCTATTTAATATCATAACAACATGCGCATCCTGACCAATACTATCACCACCAAACAAATCTGTTAGCAGTGGTTGATATTGATTTTTAGCACGATGCTCTTGTTCTATATTACGATTCAGTTGAGATAATAAAATATTAATAACTCCAAATTCTGACTGCATAAGCATACATCCTTTAGAGATAGTATTTAATTTTTTAAGTTCTGTTTCTTCGTTTCCACGAATTAAACGTGAGTGGTCAAATAAATTAATTACAACTGTGTCTGGATCTTTTTCGTAAAGAGATCTGTTAGTATTTTCAATGTACTCCATAGTTCTAGGAATATTATTGAAATAAATAGGGTATTTCCCGTACTTCTGCACTTTAGCAGCATAGACTCTAAAGTCTACATCTGATAAAGGAGAGTCTACAGAAAGTAATTGTCCTATTTCTTTTCTAACATCTTTTGACGCTGAACGCATCACTTGTTGGTAACCTGGCATTTCAAATGTCCAATATAATACTATAAGTTTCTTATTCTTATTAGTATCTAGAACATCAAAAATAAGCTGATTACTAAATGCTGATTTACCTACACCAGGCCTTCCAGCAATAACGTACAATTTACTTCTTTGTAGTCCACCTAGCAGATTTCTGTTTAGTCTAGACCAAGACGTAGGGAACACCTCACGGTTTCCAAGCTTAGCTTCTTTAACAATTGCAATAGACTGCTTTACAGCTTTGTCTATCTTTTGAAATCCTCTAGATTTAAATACATCAAAGTTTTCTTGTAGTTCGTTCTCCTGAGTTTTCTTTTCCATTGTCTTCTATGTCTACATACTTTTCCCAAGTATGATTATTAATCCAAACTTCTAAATTTTGTAAATACTCTAATCTATCACGATCAATTTTTAACTGCACATCTAGCAGCTTCATAATACGATCATGTGTAAATTTCTTATTACCTACAACTCTTCTGTACTTATCTTTAGCCTTTTTATTAGCTTTAGCGTTAGGGTCAGAAGCATGTAAGACTCTTATACCTGTAGAAGTTCTAACCTTCATAGGATACTTAAGAAGTAAAGAGTTAAACATTTGGTCAAAATCACTAGAGAACAAGTTTATAAACTTTTGCCTAACGGCGTGTTCTTCTAGCGTTTTTCCCAATTTTACAAAACCTTTAGTTTGCAAATCCTCCCAATTAGGAGATAGAGATAGTTTAGACAAGATTTTAAAACCTTTTCTATAAACTGCATAAAGAGCTAAATAATCATCAGCACTTATTTTATTTGCAATTAATAAATCTATGTCTATTTCAATTTGCATAAATATATCTGATTAATGCCAGACTACATTTTTAAGGTTATACACACTATTTTTAAGCCATTTTTCTTCTTGGCTATCTTTTACATATAGGATATAAATTTGTCCAACCTTATCCTCTTGAAATCTAATAAGTCTACCAACACGTTGAATCATTGATAGTGATTTACTAGTTAAACCACAGACTACTCCTATACCTGCGTCAGGTACATCAAATCCTTGGTTTAGCGCTTTAGTACTACAAAGTACAGGTGTAGTACCATCCTTGAATCCTTCAAGTGCTTTCTCTTTTTGCTTCTTAGTCTTTCCACTATGATATACAGTAGAAAGAGGTTCAGTAGCTTCTGCTAGTTCATCAGTAAAAGCATTAGCTCCTCCAAATACAAGTATCTTTTCTCCTACATTGTCTACTACAATTCTTTGCAGTGCATGTAATTTCTCACTTGCAAAATCTACAATCTTTTTCCTAGATCGTATGCATGCATAGAATTGAGCAGCTGCTTGTTTCATCTCAGGAGCTGAAGACTTATCTGCAAGTACTCTCTTAGCTTCATTAAAAGCGTCAAAGTTTCCTAACTGATATTTCCAGTAAACAAATTTATTGTTAACTTTCTTATAATCAGCCTGTTCAGTACTTGTAAGTTTAACAGGGATACAATGAATCTCGTAGGGAGAAACAAGACCTAAAGATACGCATTTATCTAAAGAAATACTATAATTTACAGGTGCAATTTGCTCTAACAGAGTACAATACTCTTGCTCTTCAGGCAACGTTGCAGTCATACATAGTAGATGCTGATAACTGTTATGTTCAAAGAATTTTCTATACTGTGGAGATAGTCCAAGATGTACTTCATCACACACTACAATATTGTAATGTTTATGTTCAAATTTGTAGGCACTTTGATAACAAAGTATCTCTACATCTTTTAAGTACATTTCTTTATCCCACTTTATAAACTCCTCTCTAAATTGGTCTTGTAACTGCGTAGTTGGTACGAGTATAAGAGCTTTAGGAGAATCTCTTTCCCAATTAGCATAAACTTCATCTAAAACATGGCATACTGCAAGTACTCCACATCTAGACTTACCAAAGCCGGTACCTGCGATAATACTACCGATGTAACCACCTTTAGCCCAAGCATTTAAAGCTTTACTTTGTTCTTTACCTTTAACTTCATGCATTACACTGACACTTTCCATAGGTTCACTGTTCTGTTAGTTTCTTTATCTACAAAGTCACCTGCATATCTTATTAATCCTTTTTGGCGTAACTCTGATACTCTACCTGTAACACGATTAATATCCCAGCCAAGTGCTTTAGCAATCATACGATTAGTACCCATGCCTAGCTCACCTTTAAGTATTTGTAATACTTGTAACTGTCTTAATGTTATTTCATTGTCTATAAATAGTTTTTTATAAGACTCTGTTGATTTCTGATTCATAATTTAATCTCCTAAAGTTTCTAAATGATTCATAGTATGTTTATATACAAAGTCATTATCGTCATTAACGATTTCTAACTCGTCATCTGTTAGTTCTCTATCAAACCAAACAGCTTTAGCTACAAAAGCGTCTCCATATTCAGGGTGATCTGTAAAATCTATCCCTTCTATTTCAACGCTTTTGAGTTCATGTAAATTGTCAGAGGTAAACTCTGGTTCTACATCCTTCTGATTAGCAGGATGGTGTGGGAGGTCTTCCCACCAATCCTTACTCATTAGCTTGCGCTTTTAAAGTATCATCAATAGCTTTTGATATTTCAAGCTTTGTAACTTTGTCTATCAAAGATTCACTAACTTTAGTTAAAGCAGCTATTGTTACAGTTTGCTGTTCTATAATACCAGTTAATAGTTTTAAGTTCTCATTAAATTGTTGATTCAATACTGTTTGCTCTTTAGTCATTTGCTTTCTTTTTTACAGGTTTCTTTTTCTTTTTCTTAAAACGGGTAGGCTTACTTTCATGCGATGTTTTAACTTTAGTAGTCTTTGAACGACTTTTAGGCTTTTTCCCCGGTTGGTTGACTCGCAAAGGAGTTTCTGAATTATTCCTTTCATCTTTCTTTTGTTGTTTAAAATGATTTAACATCTCCCATGCTACAATAAGCACTAAAACAGCGATAATAATTAAAAATGCTTCCATTTTCTTTATGTTTTAATAATGTTAGGTTAATACTATTTAAATTACTCTATAGTATATTTACTCTATGAATAAATTCACAAAGCTCCTATATGCACTCATAATGATAGTAGTTTATACTATTGCTCTTTTAGCTTAAAATCTAAAATAGTATGTCCAACCATCCCAGGTTATAGAGTATTTACCATCATGAGAATAAGAATAATGTACGGATGTATATCCTCCATTAGTTGCTACCTCGACTCCTGATATTGAACAAGAACTTCCATAACAACTGCCTTCCACTCTTAAATTAAGAGAGTACGTTTCATACCCATTAGATGTTGTTGCTATTACAGCATAATACTCTCCTGAGTCTGAACAATTAGTGTTACTGTATGCATTCATTGAAAATAATAATGCTACAGCCATAAATAAGTTTTTCATAACTTAATTTTTAATAGTTAAAAGTTGGTTGAAGTAAAGAGAGTAAGACTCTCCTTACTTTCAACGCTGACTTTTGCCTAGCACCCCTGCTAGGACTTTTCACTTTATGCAGCACTCACGTAGCTTGCTCAACGTATAAGAAACGAGTGCGAATATGTAAAGCGTTAATGTTATTTACACCTTTAGTCGACAACGCAACTCACACTCGTTATACTAATAAGAGAGGACACTTATCTACTTATACTACTCATTATAGAGGTTCTTTGTGTTCGCTATAATTTGTAGCACTTTCATAAATGCACCCTCTTAATGAAAGAGCTTTCTACGGTCTCTTTCAAGTAATTACAAGACGAAACCGTACAAGTAATTCGCATCTTTATAATCTTCCATTATATTTAAGATAGTCTTTAGTACTCATTCTAAAAGGAGACTTTGCAGTAGTAGTATTATATATTCCAGGAAATTTATGCCCAAACTGAAGCACATCTGTCCCTGCCACTACCATTCCTTTAGCGTCAGTGACCATATATTTAACCCCTGCAGTAGTTGTTATATACCTCTCCTTACTTAAATCTTGAGGCTCTTCTACTTTCTCCTCTTTTTTTACGTCCTTAATTAATGGGACATAATCATGATACCCTTTCTTCATATATTGGTTGTTTACAGTGCTCACAAATAGGAACACTAAGTTTATTTAATTCTTCTAATTTAGAAGTTATATCTTTTTCAATATAACCTTTAGCAATAGCCAATCTTTTATCTACACTGCACAAATTACTCATTGTAGCAGCAGAGTATAGAACAGTAGCATGGTCTCTCTTTATTTGCTGACCTACTTTTACAGAGCTATCTTTAACTAAAGCTCTTGCAAACATGCAAAACATTTGTCTTGCTTCTACTATTTCTCTGTATCTACTTCTGCTAACTATCTCTGATTTAGTAACTTTCAGCTCTCTT